GTACAGTCTATTGACCGTCTTGAGTATGAGTATCGAGTAGCCACTCGTAAACTAATGACCCGACCTGTAGCCGTTACTAACGCTGGTACAAACATCGGTCAAGGAGGAGCTACTTTCGAGCTTACTTTCCCTGACAAGTGGTTTGTTCACCCTTACGTTCTTGTAAACGGAGCTGGAGAGCAGGCACGTATTATGCGTGAGCCTGTACCTTCTTCTACAGGACAGGGATGGGTATACACCCTACAACTTGTAAGCCCTACAGCTGCTACAGTATTGACCACTGGTTTTACTGCAGGAGATCTTTGGGCTCAATTGTTTGCTCCTGTAGGAGTTGATTTCTCTCGTGGAAATGCTTCTAACTGGCAAGCACCTGGACTTGTTCGTAACAAGCTTACTACTGTACGTAAGTCTTACCACATGTCTGGAAACGCTAAGGACTTTGTAGCCGAGTTCTCTCTACCTAAGAAAGGAGGCGGTACTACTAAGCTTTGGATGGATTATGAAGAGTACCAGCATATGCTTGAGTTTAAAGAAGAGTGTGAGATGATGTACTGGTATGGTCAGCGTACGTATGGTGACGACGGTGTTGTTAACATGCGTGATGAGAATGGACAGCCTGTAGTTGTAGGACCTGGACTTCTTGAGCAGATCATTAACCGTGAGACTTACTCTTCTCTTACAGAGACTCAGCTTTTGAACATCATTGGTGACCTATTCTACGGAATGACCGATGCTAACCAAAAGCAAGTTACTCTTTACACTGGTACAGGTGGTATGCGTGAGTTTGACGCTGCATTGAAGAACTTCTTCGGAGCTAACACATGGCAAGCAAGTGCAACTACTGAGTTCATCAACGGATCAGGAAGAAATCTTGGACTTACAGGATACTTCAAGCGTTATGAGCACATCGATGGCCACGCTGTCAATGTAGTTAAGATGCCATTGTTCGACCACGGTCCTGTAGCTCGTGCAAGAGACCTTCACCCAGTGACAGGATACTCTTTGGAGTCTTACAGAATGGTATTTGTAGACCAGTCTAACTACGACGGTCAGGCTAACTTGAAGATGATCTCCAAGAAAGGCCGTGAGCACCTACGATGGTGTGTACCAGGTTCAGTAGTACCTAAAGGTTTTGATGCAAACACTTCACGTGCATCTGACGTAGACGGTGCTTCTGTTCACATGTTGAAGACAGGCGCAGTTTGCCTAAGCCGATTCGATACTAGCCTCGATATCGAGTGCATCGCATCGTAATATAACTGTAGATAAAGGAGGGGAGAGCAATCTCCCTTCCTATTTCTACTTTCAGGTGAGTTATTCTTTTCACCCTGAAAACCTTAACTAGAAAGAACTATGACAACACGTACAAAAAAGGGGTCTGCACCTAAAGCAGCGGCTAAAGAGGAGACAGTCGAGACAAAAACTCCAGAAAACTTCGGTACCAAAAAGGTATATCTCCGAAGAAAAGAAATTGCTAGCCACCTTCCAAAGGAAATCAGAGCTGAAGCAGTTGTTAAACTATCAAGTGTATTTGTTAACCGTCAACCTATCCGAGGATTTACAGACACGGAAACAGAGACAAAATATCTTAGAACTCTACTAGATGTAGGTCCTGAAGATAGAGAGTGGTCTCGTTACGTGCGTAAGTTCTGGGCAGAGCTACGTATCGGTGTAGGATTTACCGGAGTAGAACTTGAGATCGGAACAGATATGGATGGTGAGCCATTAAATCTAATGGATTACATCAAGTATAAGTTTGCAAAAAGACATCCTCTTGTAGCAGATAGCGAAGAAGAGATGATGAAAAGTACTCGTATAAGATTCTACATTCAAGATCCTTCTAAGGATGATAAGAAGAAGAACAATAAAGTACAGCTTGCAAAACGTGCAGATAGAGAGTTTATCAAAGCTTCTGATGATCATACAAGAATGAGGAATATCGCTCGTGTACTTAGTAACGTAAGTGTAGATAAGTACGACTCTGAGCAGATAGAGAACATGCTTTATGATATCAAGCAGAAAGATCCGGCAAAATTCCTTAAATTTGCTACAGATGAAAATCTGGATATAAGAGCTGAAATAGCAACGTTTATAGAATCAGGCGTACTTAATAAGATAGGTAACGCTATTGTAAATGTAGACGAGACCGTAGGGGAGGATATGGATGATGCTATAAGAGTACTTAAAAGCCCTAAACATTCAGGGCTACTCAACACTCTTAGACTTCGACATAAAGAACTCTCTAAATAGATAGACAGTGAACGTAACTGATATGCATATTTCCCTGCGCCAAACGGTAGACAGGATAAACTCGCAAAGAGCCGACCAGCTTCTAGATCAAGAAATTGATCTGGAGCTGAATCGTGCTATGCAGAGATTTATAAACCAGAGGTACGGGAAGAATAATGTATATCAGGAAGGTTTTGAAGAATCACAGAAACGTATAGATGAACTTCGTACACTACTTACAGAGTACGAATCAGGCGTAACGTTTAAAGAAGTACTCAGACCTGGGCGTGTCTTTGTCGATCAATTTCAATTACCAGCAAACTATATGTACCTGGTAAACCAAAGATCTAAAGTCTTTATAAATGATTGTCAGCCTATAGCTTACAATCTTATAGCTAGGCCGGATATATACTATTTTACATTCACTTTTGATCAGCTATTAGTGAACGGTAATGAGTTTGTAGATAGCATTAGAATGCAGCATACCGAGTTCGGTACAAATCCTACTACAAACTTTCCTACAGTATGGAATCCTAGCAGTGATCTTTTAGCTCTTGGTTATACATCCGGTGCATATCCACAGTTTATAAATGAGGTTAGAGCAGATCTTATAGCTAATCCTCAACCTGGTTTTGAAATATATTGGGAGTCTTATGGTCCATTAAACGCACCGAGCAATTTTATTGTAATTGTCGATCCGGACACGTACCCATGGTTTATTCATGATGCTTCTTTAGGTACACCTACACCTCTTGTATCTATAGATAATAATGATCAGATAAACTCTGTACCACCTCAGTTTGAAGATCAAAGTAATAACCTTGTAAGAGAGCCTAGAGATAGTACTTATACAGAGGATATGGTCTTAAATAAGTTTTCACAACAAGACGATATATTCCGTCTTTTAGACGATCCTTTCAATAGTACTACTCATACCTCTCCACTAACTACAATAAGAGGTAACTTTATAGATATCTACAGTAATGCTATATTTATAACATCTAGTGCAAAAATTACGTATCTAAGAAATCCACAACCTATTAACTTATCTTTGACAACAGATTGTGAACTACCAGATCACACACATGAGGAAATAATAGCTATGGCTGCTTCTTCAATTCTAGAAGAGTCTGCTGATCCAAGGTATAAGACTCAGGTAGCAGAATCTATTAACAGAGAATAATTCTATTTATCAATTTTAAAATAATAAGCTATGAGACAGCTATTAATTTCAGATGGTGCTACAGCAAGCTACTCCGGTGGACTTCTTGCAGCAGGCGCTATCGACGTTCAAGGTCTATCTTCTGCTGGACCTACTTCTCTTGCACCAGGAGAAACTATTTCAGACTATGCTGCAATCCGAATTGTTCAAGGAACTGCTTCACACAACATTGTAAGTCCTTGGATCGATGGTACCTCAGTTACTAACTGGGCAGGACAATCTTACGCTGCGCAACAGCCTCAAACTACTACAGTTACTTTTGCTACTGGAGCTAGTGCAGCATTTGATGCTACTTTAAAACTAGTTTCTAGAACTCCAGGTCAAGCTCAATTTGAGCGTAAAAGCTATACTTTTTCTGCAGGAGCTACTGCTACTAACGCACAAGTTGCTACTGGTATCTTTGATTTAATGAATGGTAACCTTCCTGATTTTATAGAAAGTGTTGCAGATAGTGGTGCAGGCGTGTTAACAATTGTAGGTAAGACGTTTGATAGCGATCCTTACACATTGCTTTCGTCTTTTGAAACTGTATTGCAAAATCTAGACGGAACTTACGGTACTACAGGCACTGTAGCTGTAAACGCTACTACTGGAACTCCTGATCTAGGAAACGGTGGTGACGGTAACCTTATCGTAGAGCTAGAAAAAAGCCTACAAGGTATGGGTCGAGGATTCTACAACAGAGTAGAGCTTCCTAACACTCCTACTGCTTACGCTGTAGCTGCTACTACTTACGATCTTTACAAGCTTCGTTTTGGTAACGCTTCAGAAGGTAACATCAGAGGTGTAGATAACTACAGGGAAATCATTGTCGCTTCTCCAGCAGGAGATGCTGATGGTGCAGTTTTTGAAAACAAGATCAACCCATGGTTGGCATCTTGTCCTGGAGCTTTTGGTGCAGTCAATCTATAATAATTGTTAACTTATAAAATTTAGAAAAGATGGCAACACATCAATTATCACAGAAAAATAAGCCAGGTATTCTACACTGTGCAGAAGCAACCTTTGATATTGCAGAAACAGGCACACTAGCTGCTGCAGATATTGTAAAATCAGGAGTATTTATTCCTGACGGAGCTGTAATTACTAGAGCATGGTATCATGTACACACTACCTTTGCAGGTGGAGGTAGTGATGCTGCTACTATTAAGCTTGGAACTACTTCCAACGATGACAATATGGTAGCTGCAATTGCAATTAGTGCTGCAGGAAATGTTTGGGATGCAGGAGTTCGAGGAACTTTAGTTGGAGTTCCAGCACTAGACGGAAATGCAAGAACTGCAATTGCAGGAGCCGCTGCTATCGCAGCAACTGCTATCCACTGTACGGCTAACGAGGAAATCATGATTACTACTGCAACTAACACAGTTACAGCTGGTAAAATGACAGTATACGTAGAGTACGTTCTTACTGGGGATTTATCATAATCCAGAACTTGATTTAATTTAAAACCGGGAGGGAGGAATTAACCTCCTTCTCGGTTTTTATTTTTTAAAATATTCGCAATGAACCTTACAGCCAGTATTACAGGAGATTGTAGATTTATGAGTATATCTGTAACAGGAGCTACTTCTCAAGCAGAAGTATCTATTACAGTATCAGACGG